GTATGCGGGACAACTTCCCGACATGAAAAAACTACCACCCCCGCGAGGGTGGCGCGGCATCGCGCCCTCGGCGGGCGAGGTCCGCTAGGCGGGCGCGTTGGGCGTTGGCCCTGGCAACGTTGCACTGTTTGCATGAGGCCCGCAGGTTCGTTGGGTCGAGGCGTGGGCCGCCGTCGCGTAGTGCGACTATGTGGTCAACTTCGGTGGCAATGGTTGTGCAGTGTGTGCCGCCTATGGTGCAGCGGTGTTGGTCGCGTTCCAATATGACTGCGCGTATCTTGCGCCAGCGTGAGTCGTAGGGGTTGGGTGGCATGGGGGGTGGGGGGGTTGTTTGTGGGGGGGGGTTGTTTGTTGTTCAGAATAGGCCGAGGTCGTCGGGGGGTGGGGGTGTTTCGTTTTGTGGTGGTTGCGCGCCATGCGCGCCATGCGCGCTGGGGGGTGGGGGGTTTGTGGTGTTGTTAGTTATAGGTGGTGAGGTTGTAATCCCCCGACTAAGCATTTCACCCATGGCACCATTCTTGCCCCCTGGGGGGGTGCGCGCATGGCGCGCATGGCGCGCAACTGCGTTGCCGTTTGTGGGTTCAGTGTCGTTGGTTGGGGTGGTTGGGCGCGCGCATGGCGCGCAACTAGGGTGAATTGCGAACCGTGGCGAGTCCTTGCCGCGTCGCCCTATGACCAGCGGGCCGTCGAATAGGGGGCGTATCCAGCCGCGTTCGTGCAGTAGTTCTAGGGGTTGGCGTGTGTCGTCGGCGGTGGGGAATGTGCGACGGTTGGCGCTGTATAGGTCACGCACTGTGAATGTGTCGGCGTTGGTGCGGGTGAACCATTCGAGGATACGGCGCGCCTGTTTGATGTTGTCGTCGGTTCCCCAACGGTCGGCAATGTGTCTGGCGTGTTCCAGGTAGTAGTTGCCAATTTCTATGGCGTTGGCCATGGTGGTTGTGTCAATGGTGGTGGTGGTGGTGTGGTGGTTGGCGTGGTGAAGTAGGGCGGCTATTCGTAGAACGCTGGCGCGTAGTTTGCCGGTCCATTCGTTGAGGTGTTCTAGTTCGGCGCCTGGGGCGCCTCTGTTTTCTAGTTGTTGGTCCCATTGGGCGAACATGTCGCTGGTGTCGTTTTCAATGGTGGTGGTGGTTGGGTTGGTGTGTAGGTGTTCGGCAATGTCTGTGAGGTGTGCCTCGTAGGCGCGCACTGTGCGGTCGTCGCCGGTGGTGTGGCGTAAGCGGTCACGGGTGCCAACGTTGTTGGCGGGTTGGCATAGTAGGAATCGGGCGACTAGGCCGCGACCGGTTAGGTTTTTGCTGTTCCCTATGGCGTCAAGGACCGTGGGTTGTACGGTGGTAACAACAACGAGGTTGGCGGCGGGGATGTTTATGGGTTCACGTTTTATGCGGTCCACTACGTAGCGGCCACCTGACCAACCCTCTAGGTATAGGTCGAGGTTTGCGGGGCCGTCTGAATACATGCCGGCGATACGGTCGAACAGCCCGCCTTCGGCGCTTACGACGGCAATGTTGCCGCCTGCGTCGGCGAGTGCGACGCCGAGCGCTTCGGTGGTGGCGTCGTCGGCGAGTAGTCGGCCCGATGGTGCGTGTTCTAGTTGGGCTATTTGTTCGGTGATGTCGAGTAGTTCGAACATGGCGGCGGTGCCGTCGTCGCCGCCTTTTGCTGCTTTATCCTCAAACGTTTTGCGGCGTTTTTCTAGGATGTTTCGTTCGGTTTCGTTGCGCATTTTTGTTGTTGCGGCGTTGCGTAGCCGTTGTTGTTCGAGGGTTTCTAGTGGGGCGAACATGGCGTTTTTGGCGGGTGACTTGCCGGCCGAGGGTGGCAAGGCTACGGCGGCGTATAGGTTGAGGGGTTGGGTCCATCGTTGGCGTGGATAGTTCACGCGTGTTGCGCCGAGTGCTGCGACGGATAAGGCGCCGAGGGCGAGGGTGGCGGGTAGGTCTGCGGATACTTGCAGGTCGGTTGCGGTTTGTTCAACGTGGTTGCGTATCCATTCGGGCAGTGTGTCTAGGGGGAATGTGGGCGGTGTGTTGGTGTCGTGCAGTGGTATTGGTTGCGGCCATGGTTCATCGTTGTTGAGGGTGTCGCCAACAATGGTGGTGGTGGTTGTAGGTTGTTGGGTTTGGCGTAGTTCACGGGCGGCGGCGCTGCGGTCGCCGTTGTGGTTTCGACATGCGTAATACCCGAAACGGGAATAGGCGCCTTCTGGTAGCCATGGTATGGCCGAGGTGAACACGGTTAGTGCGTCAGTGTTTTTGTATCCCACGGTGGCGCTGGTGCCTTCGCGTGTTGTTTTTCCTGGTCTGGTCCAGTGTTGTTCGCCGTTTGTGTCGGTGTGGTGAAGTGTCCAGCCGTCGGTTTCGAGTAGTTGGGGCCAGGTGGTTTGGTTGTTGTATGTGGCGGCGGGTCCGTCGTCGCCGAGTTGGTGCCATACGTTGGCGGTGTGTTTCGTTGTGGTTGGTTGTGATACGGGCGGCGGTGTTGCGGGTGTTTCTAGTAGGGCGATCAACCATTGTGGGGCGTGGGCCACGGGTGTTGTGTCGGGGTGGTTTTCTAGGTCCCATACGTAGGGGTTGCCGTTGGGGTGAATTGTTGGTGGGGCGAGTACCTGGCCGCCTTCGCCTCGGATGTCTATTCCTGCGCCGAGTTTGCGCCCTGCGTCATTTCGTAGCGGTGCGGGTGACGTGAAGTAAAGGTGGCGGCCGCCGCTGCCGGTGTGCGCCTCAACGGTTGTGGGGAGTTGCCCGTACGTTTGGCATAGTTCGTGCAGTGTGTCGCCGCCTGACGTTTCGGCGTTGTGTTCGTCTATGTCTAAGACGAACAAATAGCGGTCGGGGTTTTGGGGTGTGTTGTGCCCTGTTGCGACGCCGAGGCCGTGGTTGCGGTATAGGCCGCCGAACCAATTGGCGAGCGTTTCGGGGTTGGTGGTGGCGGCGTGTTGCCAGGCGGCCATTGGGGGGTGTTTTTGTTTGGGGCGTATGGGGATAATGGGGAAGCCGTGGTTTGCCAGGTTGAGGGCGGCGGCGAGTGTGTCGGGCGGGTTGTTGGTTTCGGGTTGGTTGGTCACGGGTTGCTGCCGTTTCTGTTGTTCAAAATAGGGTGGGTGCGACGTTTTGCGGTGTTGGTGGTGTGGTGTTCGGGTTGTCGGGGTTTGTGGTTTGTGCCCATTTGCTGCGGGCCACAATTATTGGCAGATAGTCGGCGGTCATTTCGCAGCCAATGACGTTGAACCCTTCGAACACTGCAGCGGCAATGGTAGTGCCGCTGCCCGTGAATGGTTCAAGAATTGTGCCGCCTGGCGGTGTTATTAGTCGGCACAAATACCGCATCAGGGCTATTGGTTTCACTGTTGGGTGGAAGTTTTTACGCGCCGCCGTTGTTTGTTCTGTTGGTTCGAGTTCGTGAAGCCCTGCGTCGCGTTCTAGGGGTGACGGTTTCGGGCAGTAAAAGAATCGGGCGACGTCTTGCGCCTGTTCGTCGAGTAGGCCGGCGGTGAATTCGTCGACCACAACGTTTGACGGGAAACGGCCGACCGTTTCGTCGCTGCGTTTCGCATGCTTGACGGGGTTTTCGGTGCTGTACCCTTGGCCACATTTGCACGCGTCGCCGCCTTCGCACTGACTACCGCCGCCGTCAATACCAATGCGGGTGGCGTCAATGTTTATGCCGCCGGTGCCGTAGTTCAACACGCAATGCGTAACGGTGCCGATCAAGGGTTTACGTGCCAAAACTATTGGTTCGTGGGCGGGTTTTAGTGCGGTACCCCAACCTTGCCACGTTGCGGCCTCGGCGGTGATGGGTGTGTCCACTTGCGGTGCGAAACCGTCGGCGCCGAACCCTGAGGCCTTTATCCCCACCGATGGTTTGTCGCGTTTCTGTGTTTCTTGCCGTTCACGTTCAACGCCTGCGGCCTTATCTATTGCCTTCGAAACGCTCATAGATTTTGGGAACCCTTGCCCATAGAGCCACTGAATAGAGTCGCGTATTTCAAAGCCCGCATTTTCAACGGCGCACGCCAAACGGTGGTAGGTGCGCGTTCCACCGAAGGCGACCATGTGGCCGCCTGGTTTGAGTACCCGCAAACATTCTGCGGCCCACGTTTCGCACCATTGTTGGAAGCCAACCATGTTGCCTGGCGCGCTATGCGGGTTTATGACTTCAGACAACCAGCGTGCGTCGGGTGTGCAGGGGTGCGCGTTTCTGAATTGGTCACGCTTACCGCAACCCGTACAGCGCAACGTTTTTGCGCGTGCGCCGCCATACGTTGGCAGTGTTGAACCGCTTAGCAGGCTGTGGCGGTGCATGCCGCCGTCATTGCGTGCGGTTGTGCGCCCTGTTCGGCCTGCGGTACTTGCTGCCACTTCGGGTGCGAACGCGTCCCACTGTCTGCCCATGAATTCAATTCCATACGGCGGGTCAGTGACTATGGCGTCGATGCTGTTGTCTGGCAGTGTGGCGATTATGTCGCGGCAGTCGCCGTGGTAGATAGTGACGCCCTCACTTACGAAATACGGGTCCATTTTTGCTGCCTTTCGTTCTACAACGTTTCACGAAACGTTGCGGTCCATTGTTCGAGTGTTTGAACGGCCAACCATTGGCCGCCTCGGCGTCGCACAAACAACACGGCGTGCGTGGTGCCTGCGTTCTGTCGTTGTGTTTCTGTTGCGGTGAGTCCTTCACGTATTGCGCGCAGGATGTCGGCATAGTTTTTGGCCTGCGCAGTGCAGTTGGGCAGCCCGTCTATGTCGCCGGTGTCGTCTTGACGGCCTGCGCCGAGTTTGCGGCGTACTTTGAAACCTAGTAGTGCTTCTAGTTGTTGGGCGAGTTCACGTTCTGCGGCGTCGCCTTTTCTTTTCTGCGGGTTTGTCATTCGTCGCCGTTTGTTTCGTTGTCGTCGCCGAGGTGCCACCCCATGAGGCGGTCGTAGCGGTCCTGCAACCATGCTGCCCGTTGGCGTTCATTGCGCCAACGTTGAATCCAGCGGCCGTTGTTTTCATACCATGAGTTGGCAGCGTTGCGCCATTTGTTGCGGTCCGTTGTCATTGCGTCGAGTTCGGCGGTCAGCCTGGCGTTTTTTTTCTGCGCCTGTTCAAGCATTGCCAGCAATGTCTGCGGGTAGGTTGTCTGTTCGTTCAATTTCTGCCTCCTGTCGTTTTCGTACCGCCTGGCGTCGCCGTGACAATGCCACAAGTGCGCGCCGGCGTTCGTCGCCCGCTTGACATTCTGCGCACAATTCTTGACCAAGGCTTTTGTGTCGTCGCACCGCTGTTGCCGTTCCATGTCCACCACCACGGTTGCCGCTGCCGCTGTTCGTTGCGGGTTCGGTACCGCCCCAACGTCGAACGTGCAAACCAACGGTGCGTAGGTGGTTGATTCGTTCGTTGCGTGACCAACCGCCGAACACGCCGTAGGTGTCGTAGTTTTGCGCCAGGTGCAATGAATACTCGCGACATTGCCGCAGCACTTCGCACGTGTCGCAGATTTTTTTTGCCTCACGGATTTTGAGTAGGTCACCACGTGTGGCCATAAAGATTTCGGGGTCAAGGCCACGGCACGCGGCGTGTTCGGCCCAGCCTTTCGTGGTTGTCGCCGTCATTTTTGTTGGTTGTTTTTGTTTTGCTGCGCAATTGTGAACGCAAGGCAACCAATAAAGAAACCTGACGCCATGCCACACCAAAACATCGCAAACGTAAGCACTAGCGAACTTCCCACGGTGCAGGGTTACGGGGTATCACTGTTTGGCGTGGCGGTTTGTTTGTGCGTGCGTACATTTGAAACATTCGCTGTGCGTTGCGTAGCCGGCGCCGTGTTTCGAGTAGTTGGGCAGTGATGGCAATGTTGGTGACGGCCGAAATTAGAAGTGCGGCGGTGGTCATTGCGTCACCTTCTTTGTTTCCAGGTATGCGTTGAGGCGGTGCGTCAGGTCAAGCAGCAGGTCGTTTGGTTGGTGAAGTGTGCGGCCTTCCATTGCGGCCAGGTACAAACTACAAACCGAAATGATGGTGCGTAGTTCTTGACATTCGACGCGTAGCCGTTCGAGGTGTTCGAGGCGTTGGGCGTTCTGTTCTGTCAGCCGTTCGTTTGCTGCGGTGAGGTCCGTTACTACCGCCTGGTAATACTGCGCCTCATGGTTTGTGTTTGTCATTGTTTCCTCCTTGGGTTTTTGGGTTGAGTAGTTGCCGCAACATGTCGTCGAGGCGTAGCACTTCGGTTTGTATGTCTTGCCGTGAAGTCGCAACGTGTCTGAGTACGTTCCGCATTGCTTGAATGTCTGCTTTTTTCATAGTGGCCCAGGGCGGTGTCGAACCGCCAGGCATGGGGGTTGGGTTTTTGTTTCCTCATACCTTCACCAATTGACTAGGCCGCCAACGGGTCAGATGAGATCGTCGCCGCTGCTGTTGTTGCGTGTCACGGCAACGGTGAACTGCTTTAGAGTTTTACCACCTGCGCGCTTTTCAACGCCAACAAAATTGATGGCGAGTTTGTCACCGACGTTGGGGCGTGCCTCGGCAAGTTTGGCGGCGAGTTGCAATTGGCCTGCGGTCAATGTGCGGTCGCCCTCGGCGGTACGAATGACAATTTTGGCGGCGCGTTTGCCATCTTCGAAAGTGTGAATGGAAACGTCAAGCACTGTGCCGGTTACGGCGTCGCCTACCGTTTCAAATTTCACGAAGTCGCCGCTTGGTTTTACTGCGGGGTCATCCCAGATACTGCTCATTTTGTTTGGTCCTTTTCTGTTGTTGGGTTGGGTTGTGTTTCTGCCTCAATGACGATGGCGCCACTGTCGGAGACTTGTATTTTGGCGCTGCCGTCAAATGCGGCGCGTGCCAATGTAGCCACCTGGTGTGCACCGTTGGTGGATAGTCGGCCAATTTGTGCGCCGAGTGTTTCGGTGTTATCGGCCGTCAAGTTTTGTGCGCGTAGTACGGCGGCCATGAGTTCGACATCTTCGAGGCGTACGAGGTCCACCAGCATTGCGGCAATGGCGCAACGGCGAACGGTTGGCTGTTCCCTAATGGAAATACCGCGACGCGCTGCGGTTGCCTGTTTCGTTATTTCGGCAATGAGCGCTCGTTGGTTGGCCGGTAGTGCGTTTATGGTTGCCCGTAGTGCGTCTATTTCTTGCGGTGTTGCGTCGCCGCCCTCATTTGCGACATAGCGCACCCGTTTTGGTTTCGGTGCGTCAGGCGGTGCGATAACGGGGTCGGTGGGGTTTCTGTCTGGGAATTGGAAACCGTGTTCTGCCTCAACCTGATAGCAGGCGTCACTAATGGCCTCAATTTCACGAACCGTGTGCAATGCGTGGTCCCTAAGTTTTGGAACGTGTGCGGGCCACCTGGCGGCAAGTTCACGTTTCGTGTCGTCGCCGAACGCAACCAACCTGCGCACCCGCTTTTCAAGCCATGCGCGGTGTTCAGGTGTCGCCACGGTTTCGGTGTAGGCGAACGCTGCCTCGACGTTCGCGACCGCTGTTTCAACGGGGGTGGGCGCAGGGACCACGGGAACGGGGGGTCGCTCAACCGTGGCGCCTGCGCCGCTATCGGTGCCCACATTGCCGCGTGACGGCACCGAAACTTTGCGCACAATGTCTTTGCGTTTCTGCCATTGTTTCACAATGGTTGCGACGTGCGCGGCTTCTAATGCTGCTACCAGGTCAACTTCGACAAGGTGGCATTCCCCACGGCCTGCGGGTACGTGAATGAGTAGCCCGACAGTGTGGTCCACGTCGCCGAGGTCATAGCGGCGGCCTGTCGGTATGTCGTACCCTTGCGCCGTTGCGTATGCGGCGAGTTGCACCGCGTACGCCAACGGGTTTGGCCCAATGGCCTTGCCTGTTTTCAAGTCTGCGCACACCAGGCGGCCGTCAGGGCGGCGCAAGAAACGGTCCGCAGTTCCCGCCAGGCGTAAACCGTCATGAACCAGCGAAACCTCAACCAGGCCAGGTTCAACGGTCAACCCTGCTGCGTTCAACGTTTCACGATAGGCGGCGATATCTGCGGCCCACGGTGCCGGTATCTCGGCGGTAGTGATGGCGCCGTTGTCCACGTGTTGCGCGAATTCGTGCAATGCGGTGCCGAGGTTTGCGCCAACACTGCCGCCGCCTGCTTCGAGTGCCTGTTCCATGAGTGCGTCGAGGCGTTGCGTATCCTCGGCGGGTGTTGCCGCCATTTGTGCGAATAGGTCGGCGCGTGTCGCAAGGCCTTTGCCGGCGGTTCGTATTTTCCACCGTTCCAGGCCGAACCGATCCTCAAGGCATGCGCCGTGACTACTGAAACGGGAATAGGGCTGGGCGGCCCCGCCGTCGGGTGGTGTGACCATGGGGCGGCCGTAGCGGTCGCGTGTGAAGTCTTGGTGCTGCATTGTTTCCTCCGTAGTTGTTGGGTTGGGTTAGGTCATTGTTGTTGGGGGGTGTTGCATAGTTAGCGGCAAGGCCGCGACCATGGTTTGAAACCGCACCGGCCGCGCGCTTCAAGTTCTGAGTATAGGCGCCAGGCCATGTTGAAATTTGCCACGGGGTCAACTAGGGCTTCCATGCTGCCGAATAAGTCCGACGCGTAGGCGCGGTGCACCACGTTGATTTGCATTATGCCGAAGTCATGGCCGTTGAAATGTTGCGAATAGTCCACGGGCCAGAATGTCGGGTACGCCTTAGCGGGGCCGATAGGCAGACAACGTGACTCTTGCCAGGCTTCGCTGAGTAGTTCGGTGAGTAGGTGCGGGTCGTTAGGCCACCCGCCCGCTACTGCTTCGTCGGCCCATTCCTCACACGGTGTGCCTGGCGGGACCAACGGCGGTGCCGTGGTGGTTGTGGTTGTGGTTGGCGGCAATGTGGTTGGTGGTGTCGTTGTTGTTACGGGTTTGAGGGTAATTGTGGCGCTGGGTTGGGTTGGGGCTGAAACGGGGGCACCGTTGGCTGCTGTTGCGCAGGCGGTGAGGGCGGCGGCACATAGCACCGCTGCAACCCTCATGCGCCAGCCTTCGGTTGCGTGTCGTTGTTCGTGTGGTTCATGTTGTGGTCCTTTGTTCGGTTTGACGGGTGACGCAAACGGGCGCAACGGTGCGACGGATGCAGGTAATGGGCGACGGTTAGAAACGTCACGCCACATGCCAGGCAGTGTGCGGGCCGCGGCGTTCCCGTTTGCGTGTGGGTTCCATTCGACCATCTGCGGGCGCTCATGTCAAACCACCCCGCCGTTGCCGGTATTCACGCCAATACGCAGCCCACGCCGCCGCACACGGTGCGCATGGTGCCTGTTGGTGTCGTTTGTGGCGAGCGTAGGCGGCGAGGGTGCCGCAGGGCCGTGTTGCAGGGCGGCCAGGTTTGCCGGTGTTAGCGCCCCGACGTGCACGCCAGGCGCGTTGATATTCGGCGCTGCTCATTTGTGCCGCCCTTCTGAATGTTCGGCGTAAATAGTGAGGGCGCCGAGTGCACCAATGATGGTGACAAAACCCCAAAACGCACCAAACCTGTTGCCGATGTAGTCGAGCAGTGACAACGCCGCAAACAATGCGGCAAACAACGCCGCAGCGCGTACGGCGTAACGGATGGCGGTTTTCATTTCGTCACCACGTTTGCGCTGTAAAGGTCAAGAACGGTGAGGCCTTGCGACACGTTCACGCCACATAGTTTGTTGAATGTCCACACCTGGCGCTGGATATCCTGCAGCAGTTGGCGGCGGCGTGCGTAGTAGGTGTCTAGCAGTTGCGTGTTGATGAAGTTGTCGTACATGTTCGGCCAGTCGCTGTTTTGAATTTCTGTCAGTTCGCGTTGTGCGGTGCTCACAATGTCGCGCAGGCGGTTTGCGATCATTAGGTCAATGCTGCTGAGTTCGTTCGCACTGTCTATGAGTGGTGAAGTTATGTAGTCGGGCACGCTGTATTCGGCGGCCATTTGTTCAAGGCGGGTGGTGGTTACTGTTTTCATGTTGTTTGTTTCCTTCAGTGGTTGTTGGTTTTGTTGGTGAAACGTTGGGCGAGTCTGTCGGGGTTCATTAGTTCGTCGAGGGCAATACTTCGTGCCTCGGCGCGTATCCATGCGGCACATTCGGCGCGTGTGCCAAACATGTTGATCGGTTCACCTTCGCCGTGTTCGTCGCCGCGTGCGTGAATGTCGAAGTAGTCCACGCGTGTTGTGTCGTTGTCGTTGAGTACCGGCCAGATAGTGAAACCGTGGTACACGGTGACCGCTGTTTTTGCTGTTGCCATTTTGGTTGCTGCCTTTTCTGTTGTTGTTGTTGGTTAGTACGCGTCAAGCATGAACACGAGGGCGTCGGCGTAGCCGTTGCGTTCTGCGGCGGCCATAATTGAGGTCATTCTTTTTGTTGCGGTGGCGTGCGGCAATGTGCCAGGCGTTGTGCCCTCGGCGCGTCGAAATGCGATCACGTAGAGTTCGGCGAGTTGGGCAATGTCGGTGAATGTCTTAGTCATTTGGGTTGGGTCCTTTCGGGTTGGGTTGGCGGCGGCCATTGCTGGCCGCCGCCGTTGTTAGTTGACTTTGGAACCGCTGTGTTGTGACTTGCCGCACTCTTGAACCTTGCTGGCAAACCCTGAAATTTTGGCAGTGCGGTTGAGGGCAACGGTAGAGAATTGAAAAGTGAAAGTCCCGTCTGCGTTGCGCAAGATATTTGCACTGCACGCGTGGGCCTTTGTGCCATGACCAATGCGGCAAACAAGATCGTGGTGGTTTGTCAAGTGGTCACGGTCAACACTGCCCGTGAACGTAATCTCGCGCGTTTCGTTTTCAATGGTGATCGCAACGGTCACCGATTCTTTGTTGAGTCGGTACTCAGTGCCATTGGCGGCGGTGAGTGTTTCGGTGAACTTCACGGTGGTTGTTGGGGTCAGGTTCGTTGTCATAATTTGAGTATATACACAAACCCGAACGCCGCAACGTGTCATGCTGCAAAATTTCTGAAAATTATTTTTCACGCCTTGCCGCCCATATTTCGAACCAGGACCACGTGCGCCCTGGCGCTTTTCATTTTGAGGCGTTCACGGCCCGTGTTGAGGTCAACCAGCCAGGCGTCTAGGGCTACGGGTTCGCCGTTGTGTTCCATTGAGGCGCCGGCACAAAGGCCTGGTTCTGAGGTCCATACGTACGGCACGCATTTTGCGGCCAAATCCTCATTTATGGCAAGAATTGCGGCGGCGTGTTTGACTACTTCGGCGCGTGTCGGCAAACGCCAACCGGTGCCGCGTAGTTCGGCCAATTGTTGTGCGTCGGGCCATTTTATTTGTACGGCGTTCAGGTGGAATTCAAGGTTCACGCTGGTTGGGTCCTTTCGGGTTGGGTTGGCGGCGGCCATTGCTGGCCGCCGCCGTGGTTGTGCTCATTCGGGGGCCGTGAAACGGTCCACGGTGACCACTGAAACGGGCGCAAGGGTGCCACTCTCAATGGGGCAAATGGCGGCTGAGAAGTTCCACTTGTCGCCAACGTATTTGACAACGGCGGGCACCATTGCGTAGCCCTCAACGTATCCGCGCTTCGCCTGTGTCTGGCGCTTGACCGAATACATGGGCACGAAAACGCCCGTGGACTTGCCGTTGGCGTCAAGCACTAACCAACTCTCGCCATAGGTGCCCTTCACAATTTTTGCGGGTGTCCAATTACCTTGCAGGTCGAATAGAACCAGGGCTTTCACAAGGCCGCCCTGTTTGGCGAGTTGTGCCTCTAATTCAATAAAACGGGCGGTGGCCATGTATGACATCTGCGACAGTGCGCCGTCTGTGTCTGAGTTCAGCCACGATTCGTTGGCGAGGTCACGATAGTCCTGCGCTGTCTTTGGTGTGTTCATTTTGGTTGTTTCCTTTTCTGGTTGGGTTGGGTTGGGTTGGCGGCGGCCATTCCTGGCCGCCGCCGTGGTTGTCATTTTGTGGCGGGTGTGAAGTCCACAACCTGGCCAACGGTTGTGAAGTTCCATCGGTTGCGGCCGTTGAGGTTGCGGGCAATGACGGTGCGGCCATCTGCTGCAATTTGGAAGTTGCCGGCCTTCGACAAAATTTGACCGGTGCTCAATGTTGAGTAGTAGAGCACGCCGCGCACTTCGCCGTTCATGGGGATCAGGTTTTCATTCATGTTGGTTGTTTCCGTTTCTGTTGGGTTGGGTTGGGTTGTTGTCATAATTTGAGTATATACACAAACCCGAACCGCCAAACGTGTCAGACGGCAACATTTCTGAAATTTTTTCAAAATATATCTGTGGCCTGCGGTTTTGTCAGGCAGAAAACGCCAACGCCCCGCACTGAGGAGGGTTCAATGCGGGGCGTGACGGTGCGCGGGCAGCAGACGCGCACACCGTGGCAACGAACGGCGGGGCCTATTCGTCGCGCGATGGTGGTGGTTCAATTGGTAACAATGCGCCCACGTTCAAACGGTGAACACGTCGCACCATTCCCAACGGAATTGCGACAACGTGATCGACCACGCCGTCGCCTTCAATTAGGGACTGCGCCAACACTAGGTGGCCAGGTTTCACGTGTGGAAGTAACACGCCAACGGAACGCACAACACACGGCGCGCCGTCTATTTCCTCAATGCCCGCCCAGGTTTCTGTTACTGCGTGCGCGTCATGCCAAATTATTTGGACCAACGTTTCTGCGCCGTCACTCACCGCCGTACACCTTCCCACGCCAAAACGCCTGGCCGTCAAATATCGGTACCTGCTCATATGTGAACCGCCCCGAATTCGAGTCATAGGGAACAACGGCCAGCCCTTGCTGCCAATCCTCATGGCGGGTGAGTGGGCGGCCGTCAAGGTCAGTGCCGCCACGTGTTGAGGGCACCACGCCGTCAATGCGGGCCAAACAACCTGGCGACGCCGCCATCACCGTTGATGGCCCGTCGAAATCCTCACGCGTGCGGTAGGCGGTCTCTATGCGGTGAATGTGGCCATAAACCACGCTCACCTTTTCGGTGGCCAGGTATTTGTGGGCGGTGCTGCCACCACTTGCCACACGGTCACCATGAATGACGCGTAGTTTCGGCGTTATCCAAACGCAGCCCGTCGGGTAGCCGCTTAGGTACTCAACGCCGTAGTCGTCGAGGCGGCACAAATACGGCACCGATAGCACCGGCCACGCGTCAGGAATGTTGCCGCGTCGCAAACCAAATGCGGCAGCGGCGTTGTCTATGAGGTAGCGCGGCAACCGTTCCTCGTGGTTTCCTGCTATCCACACCACACGTGCGCCAGGTGCGGCCCGCCGTATTTCTGCGCACATAATGGCGGCGCGGTCAATGGTGGCCTGGGTGGTGTTTTGGTAGGGGGCGGTTAGGCGATACTTGCCCATTTCTGGCAGGTCGAGGTTGTCGCCAACCAAAACCACTAGGTCGGGTTTCGCTGCTGCGGTCACCGCAATTGCGGCCGCCAACGCTGCCTCGTCATGTGTGGGCACTAGCGCCCCGTCTGCGGCCCTGTAGTAGCCGATCTGCATGTCGGGCAATATCACTGCCACGGAACCACTAGCGGGCGCCTGCGGTGTTTTCGGTGCAGGCAAACGCACCAACGGCCCTGGCACCACTGTTGGCCATTCGGGACCGTCTGCCCAACGTGGCGACAATTGAACCGCCGTCAGGTCATGGACCGTTGGTTCGCCGGTTTCGGGGTCCTTTGTTACCTGTTGGTACAACGACACGCGACGCACTGCGCCTATTTCGTCAACGTCAATGCCGTTGCGTTCGAGTAGTTCCGCAATACGCCCCAACGTCGCACGCCTAGCGCCTGACGGTTCGGCGGCGCGTGCTATATCGTCACTAAGCGCGCCCACAACGGCACTCTCCGCGCCGGTGGCGTTGTAAGGCACCCTGGGAAACGTTCACGCCTCGCTGGTCAAGGGCGCGCCATATGGCCGCCGTTGGCACCAACGGTTCTGAAAACGCCGCCAGAAGGTCGGCGTAGTCGTCGGGGGTGAATGTTTCCCGTAACACTTTTACGGTGCACACGGGGCCACCTGGCCCGTTTACGTTGCCCCGTATTTCGTCAAGTAGCCGAGTCGGTTTGTTCATAGGTTGCCGCCTTAGTTCGTTAGTGCTTTAGGTTTTGTCACTGTCTAGGTGCCATTCCAAATGGCCCGTTATTCGTTCGCCTACGTTGTCCACTTTTGTTTCTATGCGTGCCAACATTTCTGCGTTGTCGCCATGCTGTTTGTCATTCTTGCGGTCAAGGCGCGCAATAAGTGCCACAATAGGGCCGCCGGCACCAATAACCGCAACAATGACGGGCACCCAGGTATTCATTGCGCACCGGTGCCGAACGCTTCGTCAATTTCGCTGCGTGAAATTTTGCCATCGTCGGCATACGCACGCGCTAACCGTTCGAGCACTTGCGACGCCGCAGCAATGCCGGCCAACACTGCCGCCTTCCAAACGGGAATGCCGCCGAGCACTGAGGCACCGCCAACAATTGACATGGCCGAATATACGAAAGTGGCCACAATTCGAAGTCCGATAGTTTTCATTTGTCGTTGTCCTTTGTCAGTACGGTTGCGACGGCCTGCGCCAATAATGACACGCCGGCGATCCATAGTGCCTGCGTTTGCGTAGCACCTGAAAGGGTAATAATCACGAGCGCCAACGAACCTGCCATTACGAGCAAGGCGGCGAAGTCTGCGAGTTTCATGGGCGGCGGCGGGCTTTCGGTTGTAGGGCTGGTACGAACTGCAACACCGAAACCGCCGCAACTAGCGTGCGCCGTTGTGCCACCGTGACCGTTGAACCTGCGGGCACGTAGTCGTCGTACCCGCCGCCGTAAATGTTCACGGCTTCCTCGAACGTTTCTTTTACGTTTTCGGGTGCGTTATTTGGTGGCGGTGGTGGCAGTTCGTTTGGTGTTGTTGTTTCGGTTGTTGTTGTTGTTTCTGCTGCCGCTGTTGTGGTGCTAGTTGTTGGCACTGTAGTTGTTGAGGGGGCCACGGTGGTTGTTGTCGTCGGTTCCGTGGTTGTGGTTGGTGGCACTGTCGTTGTTGTCAAGGGCGGCGGTGATGAGGGCGGCGGTGTTGTTCCAGGCGAGGGCGCGTTGGTAGGCGTCGCCGTGGGGGTTGTCGTCGAAGCAGCCGTTGTTGGGGGCCATGTGTTCACCGCCGTTGTTGTTGGTTCCGTGGTTGTTGTTGGTTCCGTGGTTGTTGTTGGTTCTGTCGTTGTTGTGGGTTCGGTTGTTGTTGTGGGTTCGGTTGTTGTTGTTGTTGGTTCCGTGGTTGTCGTTGGTGGTGCGCCGAATTGGTCAGGGGTGAGCGCTGTGTAGGCATCCTGGTTTGGTGAGGCCTGCAACAAACCGACACACGCACCGCCGCCGTTTTCGTAAAACCACAACTCGAACGGATAGGTGCCGGCGTCAAGCCAAACGAAATCCCACGAACACCCCACGTCACGCCAATTGTCCACCACGTAGGCGCCGTTCAACAACAATGCCGCACCGTCATCGTGGGCCACCACGACCAACGTTTCGCGGTCCAATGTGAACACACCCGAAAACCTGACCAGGACGCCGTCATAGTCGCACTGCGCAACAATGCCGCCGCCATAGTCGAAGTCTATGTTTGGCACCGTGAATGAGGCGCACACGTCGCCACGGTCACCGACAGTGAACGCACCATCGGTGACACGCCAGGCCGTCACGGTCACTGCGCCGCCTTCGGCGCGTGCGCCTGGCGCAAACATTGCCAGCACCATGACGGCGGCGAATGTTGCGCGTGCTATTCGGCGCAGTGTTTTTGTCACCGCACGTCGAGTGTGGGAAATGCTGCCACGGCGTCAAGTACGGCCTGCGGCAATTTGTCGCCGCACACGTAGCGAATATGCCACGCCTCGGCGTTCGCACCGTTTTTGACTTCCCACGAAAAACCAAACTTCAGGGCGTTTGAAGTTGCGAACCCGTCACCGAGTAACCATTCAAGGCGTTTGCCTGACGCGTTCGCCACGTCAATTGCCAGGCCCCAGCCGTGGTTCGAGGTGCCAGGGGTGCCCGCAGGCGCCATGCCTTTTTTCAGGTACCACGTAGCGCCCTGATATGTGCGGGTCACTTGCGGCGTGCGGCCTGTTGGTGCTGCTGTGTACCGTTGACGGAACAGGGCGATCTGTCGTTCATAGGGGCGGTATGCGCCAACGTGTTTGAGTTCGATACCGTCAAAATATGCGGCGAGTTGTAACGCGTTCCAGGCGGTAGCGGCGAGGGCGTGAAGTTGGCCGTTCGGTGCCTTAATGTTTCGCAGCAAGTTTGCGGGCAGTTTGCCGTTTGTGGTGCCTGCCAAATTGGTTGGCATAACAATTGGGAGCACTGTGTAGTTTGTCATTCGTCGCCGCCTTCGGGTTCGTTGGTTGTTTCGATAAATGGTAGCGCGCCGTCTGTTTCTGTCGGCTCAATTGTTGTGCCCAATGTGAGGCCCTCAAATGTTGCGGCGAGTTCTGCCAGTTCTGTTTCTGTCATTGTGCGCGTTGTTGTCTCGCCTGTTTCGGCGTCATGGTGTGCGGCGATGTTGTCGCTCATTTTTTATGCCTTCCTGTATCCATAGACACGCAACGTGCCCACGATATTTGAACCGAACAAACCGACAATTCGACAATCCGTGTAGGAGGTTGTTGTGTTCACAATTCCACCAGCGAAACCGCCACCATTTGAGTTTGAAAACTTGCTGGTGTATGACGTGGTTTTTGTGTTGAACGGGTTATAGATGTCCATAGATATTTGGCCTGCGTTGACTTGCGTAGTGTTGCAGTAGCCGCACAACCAATACGCGCTTCCGTTCTGACCGTTGAACGAATTAGCACCCGCCGACGATGTACTTTTCACGCCGTCGAAATGGTTGGTCCCCGCACCACTTGTGAACGACATCAGCGGAAAAGTCACAAACCCTGAAGTGCTATAAATTTTTGAAAATTCGAAACGGTAGTTGTCGTATGTTGAACTGAACACGCCAGAAATGTTGGTCGTGACGGCGTTGAGGTTGACGGTCGTAATGTATTGGAGGGCGGGGTTTGCGGCAAACGTGTTGAAGTCTGCGACGCTAGGAATTTGAGAAATAATGTAGTTCGGTTTAATTGTCACGCCTGCATCACCCCATAAACCGAAACGGTGCCACTACTAACGGCGCCCGCTGTTGTTCCCCACCTAATACTGTCCCATAGTGACTGCGTCAAAATGTTACCCATGTGATACCAGGAATAGATACCCGCCGAAAAATGCAACGTGGACTGCGCCGAGTACGCCGCTCTTGTGGTTGACGGCCTCGGCACTTGAATGTTGACGTACGCGCTGTTTGGAAAACCTGTAGCCGCTGTTCCGCCTGCGCATAATTGCCAATATGGTTGCACGTTGAAACCGTAAGTAGTGATAGCACCGCCTGTGTAGGCCTGATATGCGCCGCCGCTGTTGTAATTTCCTGACGCCCAAAAACTGCCGCCGGTATCACCTAACTGCATCCATAGGTAGCAGTCCGCTGTCGCAAAAAAATTGCTAACTACTATTTTGTAGTTTTCATAGTCACTGCCAAAACAGTTGACAATTTGGCCCGCCGTAATTGGAACCGACGCGATGCACGTGTCACCTTTGAGGGCAAACGTGTTGACGTCGCTAGCAGTTAGTTGTGCCTGCGTAAATGTTTTAGTTGCCACGCTATGCCTTCCTGTATCCGTAGACCGACACGTTGCAGGTGTGCGTATTCCCGCTAAATGCGTACAAGTCGAAACCTGTGTAGTCGGCAGCATTGTTGATGAAACCGCCGCCAACACGGTTGCACAAGTTCACCGTGTCCACTGCCTGCCACGATATGTGCGGCTTGCCACTTGTCCGAACGTTGGTCACGTCAATTGTGACGCCGTGGTCCCTATTGCTAGCGCCTTGCGTAATTTGAAAATTAGTTGAGGGTGACGCGTTGTTACCGATGGCGCCGTTAGTTGCCCACACCACGCCGTTGTATGACCAGTAATAATTCGCCGCCGTGTATTGACCCGCCGAGGTACGAAAACGCATAAGCAGTGAGTCGGTCGCCGATGTGGGTTTCCACCCGCTAATAATTATCCTGTACGCGTCAAACTCTGTGGTGAAAACATTTTGGGTGAATGTGTAATCCAATGAAACGGTGTTGGTGAATATCCACCGCAGGCCGTTGTTCTGGCAGTACGTGTTGTAATTGGTGGCGTTCATATATTCGAGCGCCGCAAATGTTTTGATAGGCATAATTACCAGCCGAACCTTGCCAGGCCGAGGGTGGCCGTGTCTGTGTCGAGTTGAAAACCATCGTACAAATCGGCGTCGGTGAAGTCCACGGTCCACGTTGTTTGTGCGGGTGTGGCGTTGCATGTCACGCCCTCAATTTTTATGCGTTTAGAAGTTGCCGAACCGCCAGGCACTTTGTATTCAAGGGTGGCAATATAGGCGGGCGCAAAATTGAACCCACCGAGGAAGGATTCGTTGTTAAATGTTGTCGCCGCCTTATCTGTCCACGTCAACGAACCTGAAATCGTGGTGGGGTCCGTCAACACACGTGCAAAAAATTCGGCCTGGTTCGTGGCAAGTGTTGAGGTGAGCGTTGTGTATCGAGTGTACGAACGTTTATAGGCTGCGGCAGGTATCACGTACGTTGCGGCACTTGTGATGTAGTCAATGGTGACGTTGTTGGCCGAAATTTCGGTGCCCACAATTCGTGACAGGTTCGAATATGGAATGCCCGCCGTACCACTACGCCCAAACGTAAGCCATGACGTCGCGTAGTAGCCGTTCGGTATTGGGTACATTGTCACGGGGTCGCTTACTAGCGATCCCATTTCGCCCTGCATGAGTAGCGACCACCAATTGCCAAACGTGGTGTCAGACTGCGGCCCAACGGTGGAAATGACCGAACGGCTAGTCAGCGGCGGTTCCATATACGGCAGTCCATAACCCGCAGCGATCCAGGAGTTATACATTTCAGTCAGTGGCGCAGTGCTGCCACCTGTGCCCATGCCGTAAGGTAATTGTGCGAGTTGTGCAAAATAGTCAACGCCCGTGAGGGTACAAGTAGCCTCGGCGTCAGTGACGCCTTCGTCGAATTGAATACCCGTCACAAAAAAAGACTGGCTGAAGTCTATCGTAATTTGGGCGTTCTGAACAATTGCGCCACATTGGTTGGTGTTGTTACGCAACGTCAGTGAAATTGTGCCGCCGTTGAATTCGTCAAAAAATGTGCGGCGCCCCAAGTCAAAATTCATTGAGAGAACGTGACTAGAAAAGTCCACGCCGTCAATGAATACGGACCACGTTGTTGTTGCCATGTCAGACAATACCCGCAGGCAATTTGCCGAAGTTGCGCGTGTACCGTTGCAACGCCTTGACCACTTCTTGCGGGTCCGCGCTAGTGACCGTGATATTGACAACGGGGCCGCCGCTGCCCGCAGGACCTACGCCGTATTGTGCACCGCGTGAAAGTGGAATAACGGCCTCTGGTCCTGCCTCGCCTATGAGGGCCAGGGTTGGGCTTCGAACCACACCACCGGCGGCTAATTCGGGTATCGGTGGAATGTCTGGCGGGTTGATATGAACCGTCACACCTAGTGCACTAATTTTGAAATCTAGTAGGTCGTTTATGTTTCGGATGACGTTGTTGTTTATGAAACGAATTATCCCGTTCGCAAATGACTTGCCAACCGCTAAACCTTTTTCACCGAGGCCCTTTAGTGCGTCAATGAGTGCGCCCAACAATGCGCCGCCAAGTGACGTGCCCACGTTCCACATTGTAGAAACGAGGCTGACAAATAGGCCAGGTATCTTTTTTACGAGTTCAACAATGAACTTGCCGAGGCCAAACAAAACTTCGGGCAACAATTGTGCAACCCAACCCAACAACGCGCCGACAAGTTTCACCGCCTGTTCGGCAATTTTGGGCACTGCGTCGGTGACTATCCACGTGAGGATCGCCAGCAATAGTTCGCCGAGTTGTTCCAACATTGGCACGATGTTTGGTTTTATCCATTCCACAAGTGCGGTGCCTAGTGTCACGAATTTTTCAACCAACATGGGCAGGCCTTCATCGAGCACCCAATTTGCAAGTTTGCCGATAAGTTCGCCGAGGCGCTGCAACGCAGGTGGTGCCGCTTTCTGTATCCATTCCCACAACGCTTGAGCGCCTTCCTGCAACTTTTTTGCAACCCACGGCAGGCCGGTATTTAGTAACCATTGGCCTACGTCATAAACGAAACCGAGCAGCGCTTTTACTGCGGGCGGGTACGCGTCTTTTATCCATTCCCACGCGGCGCCTGCATATTTGACAAACGCCTCTTGTATGGCGGGCAGTTTGCTTTTCACCATGTCAATTACGCCAGACAGGCCGCCCTTTTCAAATGCGTTGGCGATACCTTCAAAAACGGGCAGCACTTTGTCAGTAATAAAACCAATGGCGGCCGAGAACGCCGGAATGAGTGCGTTCCCTAGTTTGGCTTTTACGTTTTCAAATTGTGCGGCCATGATGCGTTGTTGGTTGGCCACACCGTCAGAAGTTCGGGCGAAGTCGCCCTGTGCATCTGTTGTCTGTTTGAAAATTGCGGCCTGGGCGGCAAGTACCTTTTGTTGAGTAGTTAGCGGCCCCTTGCCGCTGTAAATACCCATTGCGAGCGCCTCGGCTTTGAGGGCGGCATCGTCAAGCATGACGCCGTATTTGCGGATCGGTTCAGACTCCCCACGCAACGCAGCGCCCAACGCTAGTGCCGCCTCTTCGGGTGACGTGTTCGAGAACGACGCCAGGTCAGAAGCCAACACTGTCAGGTCGGTTGAGAACGTGCCGAGGTCCTCGCCCGTTAGACCTGCGGCCTTACCGAATATGCCAAACGTTGCCGCCGCGTTCAACGCTTCGGTCTTTGACTGTCCTAGTGACTTAGCGGCACCGTCGGCAAATTTTGAAACCGACGCGGCGGCGTCACCAAATACCACATTCGTTTTGCTCTGAGTTTCGGCGAGGTCTGACGCGCTGTTGACTAGTTGTTTGCCGATAACGGCCGCGCCTGCTGTCGCCGCTGCAAGACCTAGCGCCGCCTTCTTGCCGAAGTCGGCAAGTTTGCCGCCAATGTCGCCGGCCTTATTGCCAACGTCGTCGAGCGCGCCAAGGGCGCTTTTAGCGTTGCCTAGAATTTCTATAGATAGCCTGCGGGCGCCCGCCATTTTTTACTCCTAGTCAGGGAAAACGTCGCGCAGAATGTCGTTCATTCCGTCGCCGTATATTTCTATTATCTCATCAATGTTGGCGCGTACTGTAGGAAACAAAAAATAGCCGGCACCTTCGCCGTTTCCGAGCCACCTTTTAAATTGGTTCCAACCAACCCGAACGCCTGTCACCTTCACTGCGGTTGCGCCGTAGTCCTTGCGTGCGCGTTTGCGTACCGTTGAACTTCCACCGTAGCGGTCATACGCCAGGGTTTGGCCCTCAACCTTTTTGCGCACTTTCGACAGGCTTTCATTTTTGCGCACTGCGGTTGCACGCCCGCCCGTGTTTTTGATAAGGCGCCGAACGTTTGAGTTGGCGCCGAATTCTGCACCACCAAAAAACGGGTACTTGGCGCCGCCTGCGTTGACACGTGCGGCCACACCTGAACGCGAGGCATCCATTGAGTTTGCGGCCTTGCGTGCCATTGGTGACACGCTGCCGGCCTTGCCTTTTGCTTTACCGATAACGAAATCGGCGACCTTATAGTTGAGGTCTTTTAGTTGGTCGGTGCCGTTTGGGCCGCCTGCGGCTTGCGCCTTGCGTATCTCGCGCCGTAGTTCGGTTAGACCTGTCACGTTTATTGTGTCCGCGCTACGTACTGCGGCCATTGTTCACCTTCTCGCCTGTTTGCGGGACTCCTCAGCCTTTGTTTGTAGCACGTCTACCATTGCTTCAAATACCCCGTCAGGGGCGTCTAGCAACGCTTGCGGTGCGATCCCTGTCTCAACCGCAACCTGTGCCACTAGGTAGGTTACTGAGTCCCGACGGTAGGGTTTGCGGTTGCGTCTAGGTCAATGTCTGAAACGGTGTCGAGGTATTCGTCGAATGTTTGCGCCGTTTGGTTTTGTCGTTTGTCGGCGGTCCACGCTAACCACAGTACGTGTTCCATTTTCTGGTCCTCAGAAAAGGCACGCCCTAAACCCATGCCGAACTGGCGCTCGAAGGCCACGATATGTGGCGCGCCTATTCGGTAGGTGTGCTGCGTTCCGTCGGTTTTTGTTACTGACAACTGCCAGGTCAGCATTTTAGTTTGTGCCCCATGTGACGGCGCCCGTAATTTGCAGCGACGCCGAGAATGTCACGAGGTCTGCCACGGCGCTTGATACTTCATAACTAGCGACGAAACATTCGCCGGAAACTTTCGGCAAACTTGCGGTGGTCCCTGCGGGGTGGTACTCCCAAGTTGACGAGGTGGCCAGGCCGAGAAGTGCGACCAGTTGCGTGTTGAGTGCGGAGTCCCATTTGCCCGAAATGCTAATAGTGTCACCGTTGCGCAGGGTGCCCTGAAAAGTTTTTGAGGTTGCACCAAACGTGGTGGTTTCTGCCATGTCGGTTGTGTTGGCAATACCGCCAACGGAATCGATATAGGCCGAAATGTCAACCAATGTGCCTGCGGCGTTGTCAAGTTTGAAAGCCGTATTTTTGGCCGCTACAAATGCCATGAGTGTTTGTCCTTAGTTACGGGCCAGGGAAACCTGGCAGGTGAATTGTGGGCTGGTCCCGCCTGCAGTATATGAGGCGCGTACGTATCGGTTGACGGTACCCGTAAACGTGAGAGTTTGTGACGTTGCCGCCGTCGCCGTTGTGAACGTGGCGAGCGTTGACCAGGTGCTGTTGTTCGTTGAATGTTGAACAACTACGGCCAACGTCGGGGTGGTGCCACTGACGGCCGTAACGTGTAGGTGGGCGCGCCCGCCGTTGGTGGTGCCTGCGGCGTTGTCAACGCTGGTGCCGTTACCTGTTGCGGTGATATCGGCGAGGTCTGAGAGACTGACGCCAATTTGTGGCGGTTCCGCTGCGCCCAATGACATTGAGAACTGCACCAGGTCTGCGACGGCGCTAGTGACTTCATACGTGATGGTTTTGGCGGGCAGTAACCACACCGAGTTACCAACGGCGAAACCTGACGGCGCCACTGAAGTTGGCACTGTGCTAGTTGCGTCAATGGCGGCGGTGATATCGGCAAACGGTGTGCCGGCGCCGGTGTCGTTGTCGAATAGGCCGTCAACGTTTAGCGTGAAATCTTCGAGGCCTGGCACGAATGTTTTGGCGGTGTCGTTCAACGTTGTTGCGTCGAGCATTTCAACATTGGCTGAGGGCGACACGGTGCGCAGCAATGCGGCCAGGCTGTCGGTGCCGTAAATAATGCGGGTTTGGTTGCTTGAAATAAACGCCATGGTGTTTGGTCCTTATGCGGTCACGGTCACTGAAAAGTCAACAAATAAAAACGAACTGCCATCGGCGTTGTTTACGGTTCCCACGTTAGCCGCCTCAGTTACGCGGGTGTCCATAGCCGCGCCGCCCAATGTCGGGTCGGCTTCTATAACGGTTTTCACTGACGTTGCGCCTGTTCCGGCTATGTACGTTTCCAGTTTGTTTTGGGCGCTGCGGTCGTCGGCACGTGCCACAACTAGCGTGACCGTGAATTCGAAACTGTCGCAACCACGGGCGAACGTTGAATCGTACGCCACACGGTCGAGGGCAATAACGGCGGCGGGGAAGTTCGGGTTGTCTGGTATTACCTCATAAACTCTGAGGCCTGAAATGTTGCCTAGCCGTGTGGCAAGTCCCGAACGTAGCGCAGATATTGACGCCGGCATTAGGCCACCACAAACGTTTTGAATGGTGCGACCATTGCGGCGACGTCGGGGTCAATGCGACGCACAACAATTGCGCCGAGGTCCCCGAAACCTGCAACACCTAACGGCGAGTCGAGGCGCTTGAATTGGCGGGCCGCTAGTAGAACGGTGGCCTCGCGTATTGCGTCAGGGATAGCAGGCCAGCCCCATTTGGCGGTGACTTCAATTAGCGCACGCCCGTTGCCCTCAACGGGGAAGCCCGCATTGATTGCGCGTAGCATTGTGACGGGTTCAGTTTGTGCGGCGGCGTTTGTTGGTTCGGTTTGGTAGTCAGTGCCGGCGGTCAATGTTTTTGAGTACGAACCCGAAAACGTGTCGTCTACTTTGACAACTAAACCGGTGAGGGTTGCAACGTCATCAATGAACACAAACGCGCTGCGGTTCGCTGCATAAGTGCGCGCGCTAGTTGTTGCGTCAATGTAGAAACGGCGCGAACATTCGCCGTCTATTCGACGTGAGGCGGCTTCTACCGCGTTTTCTAACAACGTGTCGTCAATGTTGTCGGTGATACGCAACGCGGCTTTAACCTCGGCCAGGGTGCAGTATCCGTTCGTGATGGCCATTAGTTCACCGCCATAATAGAAACCTCAGCGGTGCCACTATCTTTGACGCCATATAGCGCCGAAGTGGGCGGCAACGTGAACTGGATAACCTGGTGTGCGTCAATTTCTAAACCGTTCGCAGTGGTGACGGTGGCGTCGCCGATGTGAATGTGCTGGCCTGAACCTGCTTCCATATGTAGTGAAATTGTGCAGCCGTCGGCGTCGGTTTGGTGCAATAAAACACGGGTCGTGCCTACTGTAACCTGCGAGGTCGTAATGGGCACGCGTCACGCCTTACGAGTACGGGCAGCGGGTTTGGCGGCGGTTTCTTTCACGGGGTCCACTGCGGCCGTTTCGAGTTCGTCGCAAACCTCGGCAAATTTGTTGCCGATCATGTCTGCGGCGACGTGTTCGGCAACGTCAATGACACCGCCACGTTCTGGCCATTCTTGCCCGTCAATGGTTCCCGAAATGTTTATTAGCATTCGTATTTTCATGCTGCAACCTTTACAAATAAAAGTGGGTGGGTGAACGGTTCACCGCCGCCGCGTCTCACGCGGCGGCGGTGGCCGTCAATGCTCAACGGTTCAACACCGTTGCGGCGTTGGTGCTTATCAGGAAACGGCGCCACCGACGAAACACTTAACGGCGCCGGTTTGGTCAACCAAAACACCGTCAGTGCGCAGCGACACACGGAACGTGCGCACGCTGTAGTCGAACGCGAAGTCGTCAGATACCGCAACTTCAATGCCGTTGACTTCACGAATGAAATATGACGGCAGGTGACCGAACAAAACAGACTTAGCGGCAACCGCAGGGCTAGCCATTGAGTCGTTGATATGAACGGGGAAACCCAGCAACGTGTCTGCAACACCATTGAGGCCAGGCGCGAACAAATACTGGTTCGTGGTGTCCTTCAATTTACGTGCAGCGGCCATGGCGGTTGAGTTCATCATCCACGCCACGCCTGGCTGCGCCTTGTAGGTGCTAGAAACCGAGTAGTTGAGGTCAATAAGGTTGTCGGCGGTGAAAACACCCGAAACGGCAGCGGCACCGGTCACGCCGGTTGTGGCGTTGGTGACGATACCGTAAGGCTTGCTCGAACCGTCGCCCGTGGTCATGTGTCCACGAGTTGCAACACCAATGGCCATGCCTGCTTGACGTGCCAAGAAACCGGCAACGTCAACGGTGGCATCTTGCGCGAGTTCGTTCGACATTTGAACAAGCACCACGTACTTGTACGCGTTGAGTGTTGCGGTTCCCAATGTCGGGTCCGAGGCGCTAGCCTGCGCAGCCTCGCCAACAATGCTGGCGGTGCTAAATGCGGTCGACTTCGGAATTGCTAACGCGTCACCACTTGCGGTGGTCAATACGGTTGCATAATTGCGCACAATGTTTGCCTGGACCATGTGCTCAACAATGCGGTCATAGACCGACGACGGCACGAGGGTTGCGCTGCCCTTAGTGATAGCGCGCTTCTCAAATTTGGCGGTGCGCTGTTCACCTGACAACAAACGGCGAACCGTCACATCGTCGTGGTCAACTTCTGCGGCAGCGCCGCCGAGGTTGGCGGGAACGCCGAGGCGTGCGCGGCTTTCTTGAATGTCGCGGTCGCGTTGTTCGGCGTCAAGAATGGCCTTAATGCGTGAGTCTTTCACGTCAAGGTCGGCGTTGATACGGTCGAACGTTTGGGCTTCCTCGGCGGAAAGGTCGCGCTTTTCGTTGGTTGCAACGTCTAGCAATGCCTTTGCCTGTTCCCACGCTTTGGCCCGCTGTTCTGACAGTTCGGCGATAAATTCGCTCATGGTTTTTTGTCCTTTGTGTTTGGGGGGTTGGTTGTTTGGGGGTTCAGGTGGTGACGTTCTGCGGTGGTGCCAACCGTCGCTGGTCCGAACGCGCCGTTCCGGTCTGAGTTCTTACGCCTTGCGGGCGTAAAGATCATTCATTCGACGTGACACCGACACCGGCACCGTGGCCGCAGTGGTGTTGTCGTTATGTGTTTCAATTTCTGCGGTGCGAATAGTCGCACCGGTGGTGCCAGGGTAAGCAGGAAAACCCGTTACTACTGATACCTCGTGCAAAATTATCTCGGTCAGTGTGCGTTGCGCGCCATTCTCGGCCCACACGTCACCGCCACGGGGAACACTGAAACCAAACGACATGCCGTGAACGTCGCCGCGTTGCATGAGTGCCGAAAGGTCGCGCGCGTAGGTTGTGTCTGGGAATTCGCCCTCAACTAATAGCCCGCGGCTATCCTCGGTCACTTTCACTGTGCCTGAACGTGTCGAACCCAGCACCATGTCGGTGTTGTGGTTCACGAACATACGAACCTCACGGCCCGCCTGCAGTGAACGTTTGAACGCGCCAGGGCGAATGGTTTCAATGAATGGCAACGGTTCCGACGGCGAGTCAAAAACCGCAGCGTATCCACGGAACCGCATCGGCTGGCCCTCATGTGCGGCGCGCACCTCAATTGTTCCAACCGAAACGGTACGGAATTCAACGTCGCGGCCTTGCACTTTTCGGTGTTCAATTTCTAACGCCGAGTACCTGACGGCACTAACTCCGAGGTCGCCCATGTCGCCCATTTCTGAGGCGTCGCCCATGTCTGAGGCGTCGCCCGTGTCAGGTGCGGCCGCTTCGGGCGCTACCAAACCTTCGGGAATTATCCAACGTTTACAAATACCATCGGGCGCAATGTCGCCCTCGACAATTTCGCACGAACGGGCGCCGTCATAAAACACGCACGAACTACAAACCAAACCATCTGCGACGAACGGCGACGGGGCCGCATAGTGCGCACCGTTGGCGCCGCTATCTTGCGAATACTTGCCGAATAGTTCCACCAACTTTTCGTCGTTGTCATATTGCAACGCCTGGCGTGGTGTGAAACCGAGGTCGGCGAGTTCACCGTCGCGGGTTTCGAGTTCGTCGAGGTTCATGTTGTTTGTTTCCTTTTCGGATGTTTTGTTTTCTGAAATTATCGCCAAGGACCACGCGCGCCCTGCGTCGCCACCCCACAACGCCCACGCAACACGGCCCGCAGATGGGAAACCTTCCTCGCCTGCGCGGAAACCTTCGGCGTCTTTATCTACCAAATGGCGGGCAAAATATGACGCCATTCGTTTTACGGTGTCGAGAGACAGATCGCGGTTCAGGATGTCCCTAGCACGTGCGACACCAACGGCGGTGCCACCGCGCCCGAATTCCTCGCGCCATTCCAAACCTTGCTGGGCTTCGCTGCGCATTGCTGCCGTTGGCGTGTACGAGGCCATTACAACGGCGGCTCCGCGTCAACGCCCACGGGTGGCGGTGTCTCGCCAGGTCCCGCCATTGGCGAACCTGGCAGCGCCATTACGAAGTCGTCGCCGCCCTCGTAAGGTTCGAGGCCCTCAGTGACGCGGCACTCGTTCGGTGTTTTGATACCCGTCGAAACCGCCAACTGATATGCGCGCAGGCGTGAAAGTGTGTCGGCACGTAGGAACGCGTCAACGTCAAACCGCACGAAATTTGGGCGAGTCAACAAACTTGAAAACGCGTCTTCTAGGCGGCGTAGCCATGGCATGAGTGTGTACGTGACGAAATGTTGGCCGGCCATTTCTGCGTTCGCGTACGTTTGCGAGTCACCCTTCGCGCCTATGAGGTATGACGGAACACGGAAAATGCGCGCAACCTGCAGCACCTGCTGTTCACGTGTCGCGTTTATTTCCATATCCGCCGCACTAGCAGTGACGGGCCGCCACTTCATGCCACCCGTCAACACCGCAGGGCGGCGCCGGCGGTTGTGTTGGTCAAACCATGTCTCGCGCAAAACTTTTGCCTGCTGCGCCGTCATTTCGTTATCGGTTTCAATAACACTTGAGGGCGTACCGCCCTCGGCGTAGAATTGCGCCAGGTGGCGTTCCATTGCCAACGCCAAACCAATAGTGGTTTTCTGTTCCTCAATAGGTGAAATACCAACAACGGCCTGCGGTGGCGCCCACCAACGAATGTGCAGCATGTTTTCTTGCGGTACCGGTTGACCGCTAACCGAATAGGTGCGCGTTTGCATGTTCAACGAAACCACGTCAACATTCGAGGGCGCCAACGGTGTCAGTGCAATTGGTGTGCCGTCGCTGCGGCGGTCCACGTAAATGTACGCGTTGCCATGCAACGCCAAACTGGTCACCGTTTGGTGAATTAGTTCGTACGCCGTCACGGTCCCTGACGGGTCCAGAAAAATTGGCGGCGTGCCCATTTGAACATTGCGGTCGCCAACCTTGCGAATACTGCGCAACGGCAACGAGGCCACACTGTCGGCAATGAGGCCAACGCACGCCATGACGGCCGAAACCTGCAGCGCCGTTGTCTCATTGACGGGTTCACCGGTCCAATTCGTAACGGTACCGAAACCCGAATTTTGCAACGGGTAAAACTCTCGGCGCTCACGTTTCGAAATAATGCTCATCGGGCAACCAGCCATCCTGTCAAAATCAAACTAGCACCCGCAGCAATAACGCCCGCGGGAATGAATACCAAACCTAAACCGACACAAACCAACGCCGCGCCGCACACTTCCAAAACCGTTGTCAAAATTTCACGCATAGTCACTGCTCCACGGGTCCACCACACGCGGCACCGTCGCCGCGTTCTGACGGCGAGTAGCCGCCCACGTCGCCAACGTTACCGCCATGAGTGGTGTTATGTCTGAACTATCACGCCGCGCCCAGCGCCACGCGTCGCCGATAGTTTGCCTAGTCACTGCCAATGTTGCCACATCAAGTGCAGCGTTGCGACGAATACACAAACGCCCATTCGCTAGGTCGTCAAAAAATGCGGCGCACGCGTGTTGCACCTCAGTTGGCGGCAATTCAACAACACGCACACCCGCCCGCCTCAGGTCAGGCACCAACGAACCCGCCGGCCCACGCGCATCAATGACAACCGAACAACCAGGCCAACGCGCGAGCACCTCGGCGGTTCGTTCAACAACCCAACCAACACTCGGCCGGTGTTCGATAACTTCCGCAGTGATAGGCGCACCGTCACCAACAACCGCCAAACATGCCGCCGTTCGTTCAGGGTTCACGTCAAGTGCAAAAAACATGGAACCCGTAGGCGCAACGTCAACACGGTTGGCAATATCCCACACCGCCGCAGGTATCACCCGTTCACTAGCCACGGTCCATTGGTTACAAAAACCCCGCCGAAATTCACCATCCGACATTGACGCCCGCGCATGGCTCACCGTTTCCTCGCCAATGGTCCAACCTAGGGCGGGCATATTTCGCCACCACGTCGCAGGGTCATTGACATCCTCATCCGCACCAACGGACCACTCAAAAAATGCGACACCGCCGCCCGTGTTCGCCGCAACCGCACTGCGGCCCGCGTCTATCTTGCGACGCAAAAACGCCGAGGCGTCAGTGCCCGCCGTTGAAACGTTCCAGACCTGCGCGTCGCGACGCGTCGCCATAGCCGGCGCAATAGCGGACTCGCGGCGAAAGTCCGAATCGGCGAAACTTTCGTCAATAATGGCCAGGTCCAACGTGCGGCCGTGGCCCGCACTCTCACTAGAACCGATGACGTCAATTCGGGAACCCGTCGCAAAAATTACGCCCTCATAACCGACACCACGTAAAACCTTTTCAATGAGGCGCCCAACAACGGGCGAACGTTGCCAACCCGCCGCGACATCTTCGATGAGTTTTTTACGGGCGGCGCTGCCGTCTTGTGCCGAATACGCTATTCGTTGCGGTTGAGGTTGCCACAACGTGGCGCGGTGTGCCATAACGCCCGCAGTCAGTGACGACTTCCCATTTTGGCGCATTAGGGTACAAATTATCTCGCGGTACGCAGGCAAACCGCTAGTCGGGTCGAGTTCCAGCCCTACGTCTAGCACCATTTGTTGCCACGGCATCGGTGGCGTTCCGCACTGCGTCATTAGCCGGCCGACTTCGGGGCCGAGGGTTTGACGGTTTGGCCGGCGTGGCGTCGCGTACCTGGGGGCCGCGTCGGATCGCTTCGATGAGTTTTTCAATTTCGTTGCCTTGCTCATTGTTTCCTCCAACATTGCGCAAGTCTGCAACCGCGCTGCGATATTCCCGCCATAGTGACGCATTTTCAGGCGCGCCGTCAATTGCGGCGGCCAACGTGACCACGGTTTCAACCAGTGCCTCGTCTATTGGTTCAATTCGGCCCAACGCACGCAGGGCAGCGATCATGGTTGCGGCCGCACCGGTGTTGTTCAATTTGCGCCTCCTGGTCAACCTGAACCCGTTCTGGTTCGTATCTAAATGAAC